GAGTAAGTGATTTTACCAATATGATTATCAAACCAAGAAATAACTTTATTAATATCTACTGACATATTTACGCCTCTTTCTTAACCGCGTCAATTAATCCGTTTGCTTTTGATTGTGCATAGGCTTGCTGAATGATTTGTTTTAGTTGTGTGTCTGTGAAATTTGCTTCCAGACCGTTTTCTTTTAAACGATTTTTCAAGTTGTTTACCGCTTGAAGCTGTTGTGTTTCTCCGCTGGTAGCAAACCTTTCAGCAAAGGTCACAGCTCCAATAGCAAAATCTAAAGCCAATTTTAGGTTTTTAGACTTTGCTGTTGTTTTAATGATTTTTAATTCTTTTTCTAACCAAATTAATCCGCCAAAAGCTCCGATAACAGAAACAACTGATAATACTAAATTCAATACATTGCTCATTTATATTCTCCGTTTAATGTTTTTACTTCTTTAGTCAATTCTTCTATTTGTCTATGTAAATCACTTAGCTCAGATTTAAGTTCAATGCGTTCATCTTGCCACGCTTGGCGTTCTTTTAATAGTTTCTCAACCGTTTCGCTTAGTTCTTTAGCGTGGTCTGCATAGACCTTTTCATTGCTGTTAGTGCCTTTTAGTTTAGCCGTCAACAAACCAAAGCCGCCAGACACAACCGCTATTATTACTGTAGATGTCCCTTGATCTAGTATCATATATCCGCTCCGTGATTGTCGAGGTAAGCCATATTAAGTATTCTTAATACAACAATTAGTCCAAACCCTCCCAATACCGGAGTGCGCATTTCGTGCAAATCGTTCATTGTAGACAAAGTAGCAAATGCCGACCAATACATTACACTCGTGACTAAAGTTATTTTTATGATGTTGACGTTTCTTTGCCATATTGTCGCAATTATAAAGCTAATTATTCCTAATATGAATGGCAGAAATATTAGGTAAGGTTCTGAAAACATCTGCATTGCTCGATGCATATTCGTGTCGTTGATACGACTGTGCCAAATTAGCGTTCCGATGATAAATGATTCTAACCCAAGCAACGCCCAGTCTCTTCTTAATTCTCTCTCATACATGGTTCACCTCTGATGTTAATGTTTGCATATCTTTTCATTAAAACTCCTATGTTATTGAGATATATAACTCGTGTTGATATAAGCTGTGGCAGAACCAGTCGCAAACCCCATGCTATTAATTGTTAATTTTCCGCTAGTTGAAACTGTTCCGTATCCAGAAGCGGTAGTTCCTGAGCTATTTAATCCACCGACAACAAATTGCTGGTCTCTTTTTGGTAAAAAACCAGATGGTAACGTAACTGTCGCCCCTTTATCACATTGGAAGTTGTTGCTTCCAATGTAAACCGTTCCGTTTATTTTTTCTAGATATAGAGTTCCACCAACGTATCCGCTGACTGTTAAATTAGAAACATTTTGATAAGCATAATCAACTCCATTTATTGTCAACGTGTTGTTTATGCTAGTTGCACCATTAATTGTTAACGTGCTGTTTACGTTTGCTGTCCCATTGAATGACACGTTTCCAGAAAACGTGTTATCTAAATCAGAAGCAATAATTTGGCTCCAAGAATTCCATGATGAATTTTGGAAGGTTCTTACATAAACCGCATTGTCATAATCACGACAAGCTATTTGCTTTACAGCTCCATTGCTTCCCAGAAAAACTTGAACATAAAAGGCGTTTACAGAATTTGGCAAGTTGGTTCCAGAAAAGAAATAAGTTCCGTTTAATTTTAAGTTGTTAGCATCTGTGTCAGTCGGTGTGTAAACATTAGTTGACTTAGCAGATGTTGCAAACGTGGCTGTAAGGGCATTTCCATTAATAGTTTTAGTGAACGTATTTGAACCAGTGAACGTCTTATCGCCAGCCACAGTTTCAGTTCCGGTGTTGTGTACTAGCTGTGCGTCATTTGCTATTTTAAACCAAGTTCCCAGAACTCCTCCAGATACATTGTTTATATAGTTTCCTTGACCACCAATATAATAAACAGCAATTCTGCCGCCATTTGCTCCGTAGTTGACTATTTCAGTCGTATAAAATCCACTTCCTGAAATAGGAGAATTAGCCACAGGAGTGTTCTGAACGCGCCAATTTCCACTATAAGATGCCATATTTTTAGCTACATCAGAGAAATCATTAAAATTTGCGTCTCTGGTTGCTAGTGATCCATTTATTTGCTTTGAAAACGTGTTATTTCCAGTCCAAATATTATCTGTTGACTTTATATTGTTGTTTTGAGAAACTAAATTATTTACGTTTGTGTTTAAATCCTCTACATGTTTTTGAACTGTAGTTGCTTGACTTTGTGTATCAGAAAGTGTTTTTTGTGTCGAGTAGAGCTTACTATCCATATCACTTTTAACTTTATCAATCAATTGGTCAACGACAGAAATGTAATTTCCCGCTTCTTCTTCGGTTAAATCAACTGCTTCAAATACAGCAACTCTAAAATTAGCAGAAGAAGCAGATTGATCTCCGTTAGTAAACTTGAAATAGGCTTTTTTATACTCGCCCATATCTTGTCCCCACGCTTTAGTAGGAGTGTAATTGAACGTTCCTTGCACAGCATTTTCTACAACAGAAGAAGAATCTACAACTTTGTGCAATCCGTTGGTAGTTCCCATAAAGGTAATAGTCCAACCGGTTAAATCTAAAGGCTCACCGTTTGAAGTGATTGTGACGTGAAGAGATTGATAATTTCCGTCTCCTTGTCGTAACTCAACCATAGGATTCTGGAACTCTGATTTAGTTGTATCTAAGTTAAAATTTATCCCTTTTGCCATATCAAGCTCCTTGAGAATCAGTGTTTAACGTCATAGAAGGAGCTGGTTTTGTATCAGTTACTGTAGGTACTACAGATTTTGAAATTTCATCTTTTGCCTTAGAAATAGCCTTTTCAATCATTTCATCAGTTGTAGATTTTAATGAAATACCATCTTCTAATGAATTCAAGACAACTTGACCGCCAAAATAGTTATCGACATTGGAAAAATTAACAACAACAGTAACTGATTTAAGTTCCAATCCGTTTGCTCCATTTTGCAAGTCTGTTTTAGATATTGATGTTGTAATTGACATCGTCATTATTTATCACCGCTTTCTTTTTCTTCTTCTAATAGCGCAGACAGTTGAGCGTTCTCGAACGTCAATTGTGCTATCTTTTGCAACAAGTGTTGCACTGTTTTTTCTACATTTGGTTGTTTTTGTTCCATTATCTCATTCCTAACTTTCCTAGCATTGTATATAAGCTATACGGCACTCCCTTGACGAAAAACCATACATCGTCTGTTTGGTCTATACCAAACCCAGCGTTACCAGATCCATTTAAAAATCCGAACCATTTTCCACCTGATGAAATGTCCTTACCACCCAAACGGACATCTCTTGTTGTCCCATCGCTAAACCTTTGCCCATAAACTTGAGTAGGCGCATAATTATAAAAACTAACTGTGTCATCAACTTCAACTTTAGATGCTGTGTTATCCCACGTAGAAAACTTTATATTATCAGCTATTATGAACCCCTGTGGATTGTTCCAAGTTCTATAACTAGAAGATATTTTACCGGTATTTACACCAGCCCATATTAATTGCGGCGCACTTCCACTTTTTTGATTAACTGAAATACCAAAAGCCATGTCTGCTGCGTCTATGTTTTTTGAATCTCCAAGTGAAATTCCGACAGGAGAACCACCAGTTGGACTTTTTTCTGTAGAAAAACCATCACCCAATAAACCAAAACTTGCATATGTCGCAACGGTTGTACTAGTGTCATGATGAAAATGTATCCCAGTAGTATCAATTATAGTAGATGTAAGGAAAGAAGATATTCCCGGCATTTTAATTACTATACCTTTATTACCAACTTGCAAATTAGTGATAACGCTTGAACCGTCTAGAGAACTTAATAATATATTGCTCGTATCAATAACTACGTTACTATATGCACTATCGAAGCTAGCTTTAACAAATGCTGCATTTTCACCAATTATGTTTTTTCCGTTGATATTGATACCATTTATTTGTGAAAAATCAAGCTGACCGCCATTGATAAAGTTTGCGCTTAGTGTTCCTGTTACAACATCATCTGCAGAAATATTCATAACATTTATTTTTGCAGCATCGATTGTTCCTATTTGTAAACGGCTTGCGTCTGCTCCTCCTTCAAACTTTACCCAAGTAGAACCAGAATAAGTGTACATTGCTTTACCGTCTGGTTCGTTGTTGTCTGTCTTAAACCAAGTATCGCCAACGACAGCTCCAACAGGGGTATCAGTTCCATAGAATACCGTGTTACTCCCTTGCGCTATCGCTCTGTTTTCTTGCCATTGCTGATCAGTTTTGGCTCCCAATACCCAGATACTACCATTGTAGTAGTACATTTCTGTATTACCGTTAGGAAGAGCCTTGCACCAAACGTCTCCTTTTCTAGGGTTCGTTGGCTCATTTCCGCCATAAGAGGTATTGTTGTGACCGCCATTAGATATATTCCATTGTGTTTGATTACTTATGGTTGACGTAGCAGAGCTGATAGTATTAATCTGACCGGTAATTGATTTGCTGCTTAGATCATCGCCTAATGACAACGTGGTGTTTTCTGGTTTAACTAAATCATAGTTTATTTCGAACACTCGGGTTTTATAGTTTAAATTACGCTCATTGTGCATAATTAGAACCGTGTCACCCAACGATAAATTACCCACGTCTGCAACGGTTGCTGAGTATTCTATTTGAGGGTGGTTGACAGACATTAAGGTATTATAAGCTGATTGGATTAACGTATTAACGTCATCAATTTCATCATATGTTTCTAGAAGTAACCTTGCATTACCATTAATTTGACCCCATTCAGAAGTCGCAGTAGGGTCTTCTAGGATTAAACTCCCATTCGCCTTGTCTAGTGGCTTACCATCGCTCTTTTTCCATTCAACACTAGAGATATCAATTCTACGTCCATAACCATCAGGGCTGCCATTTTCTCCCTCACTAACTTGTTCTCCTTTACCTCTAGGCAAGATGGCTGTGTATATTTCAGAGGTTGTTTGTGTTTTAACGACTGTTAGCAAGTTACTGCCGTTGGCGAAAACCTTTGATGTATCTGTTCCTTGCTGATAGACATAATCCATATATCTTCCAGTAATTTTATTTCCACTAATCGTGATGTAGAAGTAAACTTCACCGCCAAGCAGTCCTATAACCTTTTGAACGGCTTCAAGGTAACTAATGTAGTAGAAGTTTGTCTTTGTTGTACCGCTTATATTAACAACGCCCAACGACCAACCCGAACCATCTAATGCCATGTTCATTAATGTTTTAGCATCTGATTCAAGTGGACGCTTGTCTTGAATATATCCAATTGAAGACAACTCTTGATAAGCTAATTCACTAGCTGTATAGTCAACCGAATGTGTGTTATCAGTCCTGCTCATCAACTTCATCATGATGTATTTACTATTGTCGTTAGGGTGTGGAACAGCGATATATTTCTTATCGTTATCGAATTCTTTACCTAAAGGAACCGTAAATGAAAAAGTCGTTGCGTTGTTTATCTTGAACTTTAATTCGCCTTCAATTAAATCGTCATTGGATAACATTCCATTTATATTCTGTTGTTTATCAAATAAATATATCATAGAATTTTTACCCTATAAGTAGCTGTCAATGACTTAGCCTGCTGGCAAGTTATCATGTCTCCGTTAGTAACCTTAGCTTCGAACATATTCGTTTTTAAAACGTCAATTTTGTTTAATTGACTAACACCATTCATAGTTATGTTTCGATTGACTATATCGACCACTATATTGCTATTAGCTGTTATTGAAGCGTTAATTAACGTTAATTTATAACTGTTGTTTATATTAACAACTAACGTCTGTGTGTCTGCAGTTACTACCAATGTAATCTTATCAACGTTTTGCGTATACATTAACTGAGGGTCGTTGAACACAATTGATGATGTGCCACTGATTGTTTTTGTTTGTCCGTGCCTATATGGATCAAGCATTTTAATTTTTATGGTACCAGTTGTTTCAATAACTCCTGCATTGTCGTTGTCAAGAGATGTAACTGTTCCTGTACGAGTGAATTCGCTTTCATCTGCAAAACTAAAAGTTTTTTCTTCACCTTGTAACAGTAATTTCAATCTTGTATACAATTTGTTGAAATCATCAACTGTGTCTGCAGTTAGTAAGTATTTAATTGTAATTTCGTTAGTGTCAAGCTTACTTGAAATAAAAAGCTCGCCGTCTGCCGTACTACTAGCCGTATTTAGTGTTCGTGTAAAGTTTTCACGTCCGCTTACGTTTAGCGTTCGGTAGCCTGCAAGCTCCTTATCAATATTG